CAAGATTTATATTAGCAGTATCTAATGCGTCTTTGGCGTTGTTTTTATTGGTTAAGGCTGTGGCTACTGTAACGGTTTGACTATCTACCGCAACCTGAGCAGCATTCTTTTCTGATAGCGCTGTTGCCTGTGCTGCTACCGCCTGATCATATGCTGTGTACGAATTGTCTTTAGTAGTCTTGGCAGACACTGCGGTGTTGTATTTATTTGTTGCTATGTCAATTAATGATTGAAATTGTGTCTTGTATTGAAGATTATTTACTTTTTTATTTAATTCTAAAATTTCTGTATAGCCCTCAGTCAAAGGATCTGGATTGCTTTGGGCTGGAGTAAAAAAAACACCAAAAGCAAGTATTGCTGTAAGAATCAAACGAAATACGTTGTTTTTAATTTTGAATCTCCCAGCATACGTACTTTATAATAAGACTATTATATCATTTTATTGCAAAAGAAAAGAGCGGGATCTAATACATCCCACTCTAATCTTAAGTTTAGATTACTTAATTAAAGCAACCTTTGCAGTTGGATTCTTCTTGTTCCACTTCTTTGCAAGTGAATTGAATGCCTTCTTAACATCTGCAAGAACTGCAGCATTTGCAGCATTTGCAGCATCTAGTTCTGCTTTGGCAGCAGCCTTTACATCAGCAAGTGCCTTATCAGCAGCAACCTTGGCAGTTACAGCATCAGCTTTTAATGTAGCAATTTCTGCAGCAGCCTTAACAGCAGCAGCATCGCTAGCAGCCTTATCGGCAGCAGCCTTTGCTAGTGCATCGGCAAGTGCTTTGTCTGCAGCAGCCTTATCGGCAGCACGAGCAGCTTTTTCAGCAGCAAGCGCAGCCTTCTCTGCAGCAAGTTCTCCTACAAGATCACGAACTGCAATCTCTGCAAAAGGTGCAAGCGCACGAGCAGGAAGACCAGTTATGTCTGCAGTAGTTGCATCTCCAGCAGTTGTTGGAGCAAATGTAATTAGCGAACGTGTGCCAGTTGATGGCAAAGTAACCTTAAAGGTTGCTGTTCCAAAATCTGACAATGCCGATCCAGTTGTTGCAGTTGAGGAATCTAGTGTTCCCAAAGCAGCAAATACAGTTGCAGTAAGTGACTTGCCAGATACTTTGTTGCCAAATGAATCTGTTGCAGTTACTACAATATCTTGCTTGGTGCCAGCAGCACCAGAAGCAGGGGCATTTACAGAAAGAGTATTAATCTTTCCAGCAGTTCCCTGTACATAATATGTCAATGTAGTTCCCTGGTTTGTTACAACCACGGTTCCAATTGCTGTCGTTTTAGTATATACATAAAACGTTGCAGTTGTTCCTGTGCCAGTTGCAATGGTCAGGCTTGAAGAACCTGATGCCGATGTTACTGGAGCAGCAGCAGTATGCAAAGCAGATACGATTGTGCAATTTGTGCAGGTAGCAGAAACTGATGTTCCTGTATCTACAGTTGCAATAAAGCGTAGTCCGTCTGCAGCATCTACTGTGTTATCAGCAGGCACTGGCAATGCAGCAGGTGTAGCAATAGCGGAATTTGTTGTATTAGCGGTTCCGTCTAGAGATACAGCGACTGTCATTACAGCAGCACTTGCAGGTGTTGCAATAAAGGTGCCCAAAGTCATGGCTGCAACCACGGCTAGAGCGATTTTTTTCAATGAATTCATTTTTCTCCTTGTTATATTATTCATTATATAAGTTTGTATTCTGTCAGGAAATCTCTAACATCGTCAGGCATTTCCCTAGATTCCAATTCTACCATAGATTTCTCTTTCTCTGCAAGTCTACTAGCAGAACCCCAGGTATGAACCTCAATCTCAAGATTAGAGTCCCTACTGGTGTGAGATATTGCTCCAAATACCGCCCCACAAACGGCATCTGCCAAGTCTTTAGATTTCTTGCGTGGATGATCTATTCGATTATTTCTCATAATCTTTAGTTCACTCATCTCTTCAAGAAGCAAAGGAATCATTGGCATTGCAATTCTTTCTTCATAAATCATCATAGCAAGGTCCTCATAATGTTTTTTGGCAACGGAAACTGTGTTTGTGTTTATTCCAACAGCTTTTAGTTCCTGTTGAATGTCAAACGACTGCCACCTGTCAAACGTAACCATTCCAACATTAAATCCTTCTCTACGAAGATTTATTATCCAGTTTTTTACTTCTGATAAATTTACAGGACCTTCTACTTTAGGCTCCCACCAAGCCACAGCATCAACGACAACAATAGGAGCAACCTGCTTGTAGTCCTTTATGACCTGTACATTTACCCATTTATCTACATGCGCTATAGCAACAGCACACTTGTCATGTTTTTGCGCTAAGTCGGCATGTACATAATAAACTTTATCAGGATCTGCCTTAAAAGTCAAATCCAATCTCTTAAAACTATCTATAGGATTTCTTAATGTCATGCATTTTTCTAGCTTATCTTTTTGTTTAAAAAAAGAATCTGATGAAAATGTTGGAACACATGCAAACCTCATCATCGCATCCCCTAGATCCGTTATAAAAGCTACCTTAAAATCCTCTATCTTTCGTGTTGGATTTACTTCCCAGGTTGGTCTTTTAAGAGCAAACATTCTAGGGTATTTGTAAGAAATAATATGATCTTCTTCCCATGATATTTCAAACTGATTGTCTGGACCCTCTGGAAGTTCTTCATTTATAATAAATTTATGTTTTCTTTCTACCACTTCTTTTTCCATAACAACTTCGTCATACCTTTTAGAAATAAAATCACCCGAATAACGAGGGAATGATAGAAGAACAACCTTACCTAAATCAGGAAAACGAGAATCTACAGAACCACGGAACGCTTTATAAAGGTTGTCAGCAGTTTTACCTTGATCGTTACCAGTTCCTATATCTGCAGAGAAACCAGAAATTTCATCAAGAACTGCCATAAATAAGTTTAGACCTTCGTGAGATTCACGCTCTGAGTGTCCAGAGTAAACTGTTATCGACTTATCAAAGCTAACGCTATTTACTTTGTCACTGTATTTTCCAGCAAACCATGGAGATTTTTCAATTTTGTTTTTGAACCCCTTGAAAAAAACATTCTTGGCCTGCTCTGCGTTAATGGCAATATTTATGATGTCTATTGCATCTCCCGTCGGTTTTCCAAAATATCTAGCAGGGTCTTTAAGGCATAGTAACTTATAAACAACATAAGCACAGGCAATAGTAGAGGTATGGTCCTTCCCACTACCCTTCCCAAGTTGTAAAATGATTTCGTTTTTTGTATATTTCTCATAATGCTTTGGCCCCATATCCGTTCCTAATAAGTTTATCAAGTCTGGTTTTTTATAGACCTGACTCATAGCCTCAACAATATCGTATTGTATTAATGAGAGTGGGGGCTGTCCAAGATAATTTGGGGACTCAACAAATGTATTCACATCTACAGGAATAGTCTCAAACTGCTCATCCTTCAGAGCATCAATAAAATCATTGAACATCTTGGACAATTGTGATTACCTCACCCTCTTTGGCTATTGTTGACAGTCTTGACATAATCAAATCTCTTACTTCCGGATGTTCAGAGGCTATGTCACGAAGAATACCAACAAGAACTTCTTGTCGTTTCTCTATCTGAATTACTTCTTCTGCCAATTCTTTATTTTCTAACAGCCCAGCCTTTTGCAACATATCGATTCGTCTTGCTTCAATATCCATAACAAGTTTAATCGCTGCTGTCTTTGCAGTTAGATTTGATGTGGTGGTAGCGTCTTCAATAACTTCATAGGCCTGATTGATTAATTTTGTATAGTGTGCATCTGCCCCAACAAGTGCTTCTTTAGCACGAGCACGAATAGCGTCGTTAGCAGATGCCATAATACGCCATTCACTTAGGTGTGCAACAACTCTTTGGCGTGGTATGTCAAGAGTCTTTGATATTCTTGTCGGGTCGTTGCCCTTTAGATACTCCTCAACAACCTTGTTTATTTCATCAAGATGTTTTACTAATTCTATTTCTGCGTTTGACATATTTGCCCTCTAGTCTGTTAATTTCATCTTGAATATAAAAGATTGACTTTTTTAAATCCTCTATATGTTTAGATTCATCCTTAATCCCAGCCCTCCAGAGATACTTTATGGCATTACCAACATTAAAATTTCTGTGTCTAGTAATTTCAATTGCCTCTACCCCACTTGGATCGTTGGTATAATGATAAGGATTATTGACTTGATCAACCTTAATAATAAACTTTTCTTTATCATTCATCGTTTCGATTTCCTTAATTTAAATTTGGCAAGGTATACATAAATTGTCTCTATGCTTACCCCACACTCCTTCGCTATATCTTCTGGACTTTTTTTGTCCATATGGTAACGCTTCCTGAGCCATAGCTCATTCTGATACATTCTAACACTCATGACCACTCCTTGTCAAATTTCACGGCCTTCTCCCAATTGTTGATAGCCCAATGACCAATTCCCGCTGCATCTGCCACATCGTGATCTTCTATTTTTTTATCGTATATGACCTCTAGCAACCTAACCGTACGACGCTTTCTAAAGTCTCGCTCATATGCCTTATACCAAGAATTTGACTTGCCCATATTGGCAGATCGTATTTTAAATTGCTCATCTTTAGTCAATTTTTTATTTCCTAAAAATGACTGCCAGGTTATAGGAGATACTCTGCCAATAGTTTTTATATTGGCAAGGCCAGCACCACCAATAATTGCACCCTGAACCATAGCAAGATCTGCAGCAGTTTTTGGACTATTCATAAAGATAGTGTGTTCAATCACAATTGCTTCTGTCTTATTGTAAAACTCAAAAAAGGACTTGGTCTTCATGGTGGCATCAATTACCTTTTCGTATATATTGTTCCCCTCAAAATCAATTTTTCCACAATCAGATATTTTCTTACAGCAGTAAAACGAAAAGGCAAAACTGTTGGTGCTGGCATCTATAGCACAAATTCGTTCTGGATGATCAATTGTCTTGTTCATATTCTATGAACCCCTTTAGTTCCTTCAGCATCTTTTCTACCGCCCTTTGATGAACATTGCAGTTGGCACAAAAACCAGAGTCGTTATAGATTGAAAGCTGTGTCCCACAACCCCCAAGACAAATTCTTCTTTTACCTATTCTCTTTTGTGTTCTTAGAATTTGATATCTTTCTGCAATCTTCTGTTTTGTAGCCTCTTCTCTACAAACTTCACTGCAGTATATCTGATAACTCACATTTGGTTCAAATACCATAGAGCATTGCTCACATTTTTTCACTCAACCCTCCCAGCGAGTCAATTTCAACAACACCCTCGCCAGCCAAGTCGCAGTCTTTTCTGACTGGACATCCTCTACAAATTACCGAATTTGCTCTGTATTTTTTTATTGGCAAGGTGTTTCTCATCCACGCCGCTCGCACATTTGTCATCCATAGAAATGCTTTGTTTGTCCAGTCTCGATAATAATCATTGACTTCAATTACTATCGGAAGCAACTGGTGATTATTCTTGTTTTCATAAATAATAATTCCATGCTTATGACCAAGAATTTTCATATATATAAGTATTTGAATGATATGATCTTTTTTCGCTTTACCAGTTTTCTTTCTATGTTCAAATCCTTCCACGGGAACAGTTTTGATTTCAACAAGAACCTCTTTCCCATTCCAATTTATTATGCTATCACCATATCCATAAATAGGAGGATTCTCGTTACTGATTTCAACTTCTGTTGAATCTTTTATCTCTTTTGTATGCCTGTCTTCCTTCTGAAATATCTTAGCGATACCAGAATCCATTAAGGCCTGTTCGATCCTCTCATGACTCTTGCTTCCGTTTGTTCTATTTGCTACACCAAATGCATCTGATTTATCTTCAAATGTTGCACCAGAAAAAGCCAGATACCAGTATCTTGGACACTCTCCATGCTGATAGCAAACGGTAGACGGAGCAAAAGAATACTTCGTCTGTTTTATTGGAACTAGTTTTTTTGTATAACCAGAATTAATTACGTCTGTTAAACCAGTTACATCAAAGCTTACTGATTTTTCCTTCGCAATCTTTTCACTTTTTATCATTACCTGCTTTATTAGATTTTTAGTCATTATTATCCTTTTAGTTAATTATATCAGTTAGCGCATCGTGTACTTTAAAGCAGATACCAGGTTGTTAATAGCCTCTGCAGCGGTATAGTAAATATTCTTTTTACTTCTATCGCCCTTCTCAACATTTGCCATCCATGTAGCCCTAAATGACATTTTTGCTGCAATTGCCTGCAACCTTACAATTTCTATGGTTGCAACATTTAAGGGAATGTCTGGCTTTATAATTAATTTAGCAATAAACGTTAGGGCAGTAGTAAGCTCCTCGTCCTGCATATACTCTGCAATTTCTGTCAAACCATTAATCTGTTCTATTGTATTTTTATTTTCTGTCATATTCTGCCTTCCATGTTAGTTGATCTAGTAGTTCAAATTCTATTAGTGCCAAACGGACTTTTTTGTTACCCTCGCCCAAAACAATAACAACTGCTGGAGCCTTATCTTTTCCAGCCCTAAGAGAGTCCGTTACAGCCTTTGCCCATATTTCTTGATTTATAGTAAAAGATTTATCTGACTCCTTAAAATCGATAACAAAATCTCTCCAAGTCGCATCTCCCTTCTTTGTATTGCGACCAGAATTTTTGTGCTTTTTAGCACCTATTCTTTTACTTTCAGTCTTTTCGCTCATATTCTTTCGTTTTCTTATATCCAACTTTGTAAACCTGAACTTCTGATAAATGCTTATCGGGACACATCCAAGACCCCATACCAGTATCTGTATAGACTCTTATTGTTCCGACTATCTTGTTACAAGTTTTACATTTAAACGCCCCCTCATAAACTGTAAAATTTTTAGACATTGTTCAACTTATTTTTTATCATGTCTTGTAGAACCAGGTCTTCCTTAACACGATTAACAAGGCCATCTCTGCCCTGAACTTTTGTGCCATCTTCTAGTTGATACCATGCACCAGTCCTTGTAAACAAACCAGCAAGTTCGGCAGTATCAACAAGATCTCCAATAATATCAATCCCAATATTATCACCCCTAAAATAAAAATCATACTCGCCATTCTGAAAAGATGGCGAAGTTTTAGAAAATTGTAATTCCCAACGAACCTTGCGACCAATTTTTTCTTCAATAAGCTTATCGCCAACACGTATCTTTCCCTTGATCGCTTGACTATCTGATTCGGACGAAAATAACTTAATCACACTAGATGAATAAAATTTTGTGGCCTGACCACCAGTTGGCTGTTGGCTAGTATACATGGCATTAATATTGTTTCTAGACTGTGATATTAGGATCAACAGAGTTGGCTTAAGTTTATTATTAGCATAGTTGAGCATCTTCCAAGCATTGCTAAAATCACGAGATTCTGCACCAATCTGTTTAGTATTTTCCAACTGTTTTAGTTCTGTGGAGTCTTTTTCAAAATAAATTGCAGGCAACAAAGAAGTAATTGAATCAATAACAATAATATCAACACCAGCATCAATAAAATTTACACCGACATCAACCATTTCATTAATTGTTCTTGCTTGAGAGACAATTAGTTTAGATATGTCTACCCCCAGTTTTTCTGCCCAGAGCTTATCATATGACATCTCAGAATCTATCCAAGCACAAACTCTGCCCTCTTTTTGTGCAATAGAGACAACTTGTAAGCATAAAGAAGACTTGGCGCTTGACTTATTGCCCCAGACCAATACCTGTCTTCCATATGGGAACCCACCATTAAGAGCACGATTTAGCCCAAAACTTGGAGTTGGAGCATATTCTGTTTTAGGAACTTCGTCTCCAACAAGAATGTTTTTTCTTAGTTTGGGATTTAATTGTGCTAATACATCTTCAATGGTTGCTATCATTAAAGTCTTACCCCATGTTCCTTTGGTCTATGCGTATTCCGTTGTCGTCAAACACTTATTACATCCTCCATTATCGTCGTACCATCTTTAATTTCTTTAAGTTCAAATTTATATGCATTGCCTGGCTTTATATGCATATATGCTTTTGCGAAGGCGCTTGGAAATACAGTAACAGCGTGTAAATCTCTAGATGAATCTGCAAGAGTAAGAGATGCCATTCTTTTCCCAGTTTTCTTCGTTATTCTTGGGTTAAAAGAAACTACAAACATCTCTTCACCCTTATATGGCAACATCTTATAATTTAAAAACTTAACAAGTGTAGACTTGGAGTCTTTTATCTCATCCACAGGTATCGAAGATACAATCCTATTATCATTTACAAGAACGATATAGGTTCGACCAGATTCGATAGTCGTGTTTTCTTCATCAAATATGCCCACGCTTCCAGTCTTGTCTAATAACTGCAACCTTGACCAACCTTTTGACCTCTTAATTGATTTTACCATTCCCATCAATATGAAAGCACCCTTTGCCTCATATTCTTCAATATATTTTATGTGTGCATAGTAATGTTGTGGTATCTGTATATTAAACTCTGGAAGATTGAGATATTCATAAAAATTTTCTCTTATCTTTTTTTCATCTGATGGGTTGTCTCTAAAATCGAGGGCACCAACAGAATTCATAGCCTGCATAGCACGACTGTTTACACCATTTCCTTTGGTAAAGGTAAAACTTTCAACATCTGCAAAACTATTAAATGGTCTTGCTGCAATATATTTCTCTGCAATTGTATTTGATATCCATTTTATAGCAGATAGACCAAAACGTATACCCCTGCCTTCAATTTTAAAATCAACATCAGAATCATTGATGTGTGGCCGCTTGACTTGAATGCCCATGCGTTTTGCTTCAATCAGATATTCAGTTCTTGTATCTTTGTCTTTCTCATTTTTGAGAAGTGCAAACATAAATTCTAGCGGATAATAATATTTCAGCCACGCTGTCCAATACGAGAGAGTAGAATAGGCAACGGCATGTGATTTGTTAAATGAATATCCCGCATGAGCCTCAAAGTCCTTCCATAAATCCAGGGCAGTATTAGGAGCAACATAAGCAGAAGCACCCTTAATAAACTTATCTGTGAACGCATCAAGCTCCCTTGCATTTTTCTTTTTACCAATGATCTTGCGAACCTGGTCAGCCTCAGACATTGTCATACCGCCGAGTTGTACGCAGGTCTGCATGACCTGTTCCTGATATAGGATACACCCATATGTTTCTTCTGTGAATGGTTTCAGTATCATGTTTAAATAATTAATCTTTTTACGACCATGCTTACGGGCAATATACTCTTTACCAATCGTATTCATGGCTCCTGGACGAACGAGAGCATTGGAGGCAGCAAGCTCTGCCAAATTTTTTACACGCATTTTTACTAAAAGATTGGTATATGGGGCTGCCTCACACTGAAACACGCCCTTTGTATGTCCATCCGATAACATTTCATATACATTTTTATCTTCCATGTCTATAGATAAGATATCTATCTTTGTTCCTTCTCGATCTTTTATAATATCAATACAGCTTTTTATTACGCTCAATGTTTTTAGACCAAGGGCATCAATTTTAATCAAACCAATTTTCTCAGCCTCCTGCATATCAATTCCAACCACAGGAATTCGTTCAGCAGATCCAGTTGATGACCTTGTCTCTAGTGGGGCATATCTAAATATTGGTTCTTTACTAGTTACAACTCCAGCAGCATGAATTCCGGTTCCCCTAATTCTTCCACGCAATTGTTCTCCATAAGTTTCAACCTCTGGATATTTTTCTCTAAACCACAAACTTGTTTTTGACGTACAATAATCATCCCATGTATCAATATTCTTAAGTAGCTTGTTTACATCTGTTAACGGTATATCCAATATCCTCGCAACATCACGAACAACCCCCTTATCTTTAAATGACAAGAATGTTGCGATCGAGGCAACATGTCTGTACTGTCTAACCAAGTAGTCTTTTACATCTTCACGACGAGAGTCTTGAATGTCTGTGTCAATGTCAGGGAAGTCGTTGCGATCTGGATTAATAAATCTAAAGAACAAAAGTCCGTTTTCTATTGGATCAATAGTTGTTATACCAAGCAAATAACAAACCAAAGAGCCAGCAGAAGATCCTCGACCTGGACCAACTAGTATTTCCTGTTTCTTTGCCCAGTCAATCATATTTTGAACTACTAAAAAGTATGGAGCGAATTTTTTTTCACGA